AGTAACCAATGAAAAGAACAATTAATTTTGATCAGAATCAATCAAGTTCTGGCTTTGGCGATGGCTATGGCTTAGGCGATGGCATTGGCTATGGCTATGACTATGGCTTCTGCGATGGCGATGGTGAGGGCTTTGGTCGCTATGGCTCAGGCTATGACTCAGGCGATGGCAAGGGCGATGGCTGGGGCTATGGCTATGGCTCAGGCGATGGCGATGGCTATGGTTTCGGCAACTATGGCTCAGGCGATGGCGATGGCTTAGGTTGTGGCTTTCGCTATAGCTATAGCTATAGCTATAGCTATGGTGATGGTGATGGCTATGGCTATGAATAGAAAAAGATAAGTAATATTTGGCATTTTCAATAATAAAAAGGCGTCTCTGTGACCTAGGCTAGAATGGTTACCTAGCCATGCGCACCCATCGGGGGCAGTTCGAGCCACAGAGGCTCGGTATAACTATTATAGCAAAAATAAATAATATTTTTTAAATTTTTTGGTGCACTCTTGTGATTAGTGATGCGAAGGGAGCTATTTCCTCATACTCCTAAGCTCAGCAAGTAAAGTTGATTTTAAATCATCAATACGTTGATTAATAGCAGTAATAGAAATAGTATTTTGGTCTTTGATATGCTTAACTTCGCTTTTAAACTGTTCTATTAAATTATTCTGTATCTGTTCTAAATCATCTTTAGTAATCCGTTTGTTAATTTCCTTCTTAAGGTAAATTACATAACCTATAAGTCCTGCATCAATTAATATATTTAAACCAGTAGCATAGTCCCTTAGAAAATTAGCAAGAAGATTTATTTCAAGTAAACTCATCATCTTTTTCCGCAGTGGTACTCAAGTTCTTGATTATATTCATCTATTTGCCTTAACGTTTCCTCCGTTAGATACCGTAGCTCTTCTTCTGTTACGGTAATAGGTTTTGCCCATAAGCAAAAATTACTTGCGGAGGTATTTGCGCATCCGTTCGCGAATAGCAGAGATAGGAGTACTGCGGCGCTCAAGCTGGCGTTCTTTAGTTTTTTTAGCATCTTTAACAGTCTCCTCTAGATTTTTAAGTTTGGTATTTTTAGTTCCTGTCCTATATCCAAAAATATATAGAGCTATTAAGCAAATAATAATCGTTACTATTTTTGCGATTATATCAATCATTTTTCCTCCGCTTAATAATAGCATCAAAAATGCTAACGCCACTTAAACCACTACCTAAGCCTAAAATTATAGCCACAAGGTCTCGAATTAGATGTGAATCTCCAATTGGCATAAATAAAGCAAGCGCATAAGCAATAATAGCCATTACAATACCTGAAATCATTAGCACCGTAGAAAATAAGCGCTTATGGCTAACTTTCCCATCATGGTCATGGATTATAGTTTTGGTATTTTTTTTCATTTCATCTCAAAATGGTTGCCGTCATTAAAATGACCTCCCCATCGATTGTGATGGTTTAGTCTTTCCCAAAAATCTCCAAACTTTTTATAATCTTTACTGTCAGTAAGCCATTGCATTTTGCCATCTATAAGCGCAAAAATATTTAAATCAATAGCCAATCGCTTGCAATGTTGACTATTGACAATGCCGGAACCCTGTTTGGCATAAATAATAGCCTGCTCCTTAGTCCTATATGCTTCTCCCAATGTGACTTCGTAACCTTCAGAATTAATGTATAATAATAATTTTGCTACATTTTTAGAAAAAATAAATTGTTTTTCTAATAGTTTTGACATGTTTTTTATTGTATTAAATCACAATATTCTGATGCGATATCACTAATTTCAGTCAAAATGTCCTCTACTTCATCAATAGTAAGAGTCTCATTATCTGCATATTTAATTTTATGATGACAAATTTCTGAAATATTAAATAAAGCTATTGCCATTTCTAAACATTTAGAATGCCGCTTAAAAGAAAGAGCCGCTTCAGCATCAGTTAAATCAAATGCCAATATACCAATTTCCGATCCAAAATCTAATTCACCATATTTTAAATTATCGGAAGCTTTTTTCATAAATTACTTATTTGGTATTTTTGATTTTTCAATAGCTGACAAAAGCTCCGCTTTAAAAATATTAGTAAACGTTTTGTGCTTGCTTACAAAATCTTCAAGTAATTTCAAATCATCCAAATCAACTTCTATTTCGCCATTATCATATAAGCTATGAGCGAAAGTTAACATCTTCATGGGTTTTTCAGATTGACCAATCGCTAAAGCATTAGCAAATAATTGACCTGCCGTCTCGGGGGCTAATTCTTCACCAGCTAAGTTTTTTAATTTAAAGTTTAGATTTAATTTCATGTATACCTCATTATTAATAAATTTTGTTAAAAGCAACAAGTTCTAGTCGAAGCATAAACCTCAGCTGGTCTCATATACTCTTCCCGATCTTGCTGTATTTTTATTTCATATAGTTGTTTAACATGTTTAGCACGCTCTACCATTTTCGGATAATTTTTTTCAAAATTATGGAAAAACTTAACGTGTTTTTTTGGTTGCCTGAAAAAAACAGCATGCTTCATAAATTATACCTTATATTGTTAATAAACTTTACGGAATGATGGTATCTTTAGTAACATAGCTCCCGGTTTCTCTTCTTTCAATAACTAAATTATTTCCAGATCTAATTATTCGCCATGTATCATTAGAATCAATATCACCAAAATAGAGCCCTTCGTTATAAATTTCAATTTCGCCGCTTTCATATACTTTGAATAAGCTCGAAGTCCCTCCAGGGTTGGTTCCATTCCCTCTTACTGAAAGATAAGCGTCAGTGCCGCTATTATCCGTATCAATCATGATAAACGCACTGCCGCTACTACTTAAAATTGTACCGAATGTATCATTAAATGCAAGGGTATCATAGCCGGTAGAATCACACCCTATGTGTACAGCATTACCAACCCCCGGACTCATGCTTATTAATTGACCGGATGTATCACTAAAAAGCACACTTCCAACCATTACATTTAAGTTATTATAAATATAGGTTTCTTGATTGGAGTCAATTTTAAAGCCATCGCGGCTCACGCCATCCCTTGCTACTTGTAACATCATATATGCATCACGACTAGCAGCCGTGCTTGTCCAATCGGTTTCAGATGCACAATAAATTCTTCCCATTTCGTCATAATCAGGCGTGGAGTTGTAAGCTAAATCAAAAGTCATAGCGATACCACTTCCATCCATGTCAGCATTCCAAGCTGATTTAGATAGCCTAAGACCAACATCAACCATTTTTAGATTTCCCTCTAACTGGTTCCATAGCAAACCTGAGTATAATCGGCTTTGGTTTTTAGCATCTATATAAACTTCAGAATAAAGCGGTGTAACACCATTTAAACCAATTACGCGTAATCCGCCGTCCTGTTTAAAGTAACCAACCTCAAAATTACTTGCATCATAAAATGATAATCTGTCATTTTCGCCAGCGTCTATCTCATTCCGACTCACTAATTGCCAAGTCATAGTTCCAGCTTTATCAAACTGCACCATGGATTGGTCGTTAACATCAGTGGTGTCTATTTCCAAAAATGCAGTAGATCCAGCAACAGCAGACGGCACAACAATTTTAACTCCAGGCACAAATGTAGTTGGAGTAAATGTCCCAGTCTTAAAATCTACGTCTGAGGTTGTAGATAAATTTTGGTTAAGTGTGCATGTAGCAGTTACGCTCAGAAGTGTTATTCCACGAATCATAACAAATGTATTAGCACCGCCTTCATCTATCTGAATACCCTGGATCCTTACTCCAGAGGCACCAGACTGTTCATTAATTGCATTAACATTCAAAGAGTCACCATCAGTATGTGGACTTATAACTGTTCCAGCTCTATCCCACATACTTTCTACACCAACAGCTGCTTCAACATATGCAGTTGTTGCTACCTTAGTAGAATTATCTCCCGGTGCCTGAGTAGTTGCCGTGGTCCCATCAGGTAAGGCAGTGCTGCTTGACAAAACACCAGATCCATTAGTCTGCACAATACCACCTGCAACATTAAGTGAACTCAGAGTTAATCCTGAGTGAGTTGGAGAATCTGCAATAGCTAAACTTTGGTCAAGAGTACAACTTGAAGATACTGTTAATACAGATGTGCCACGAGTCATCGTAAAAGAATTAGCCCCTGTTTCGTCTATAACAACTCCTTGAATCGTAACTCCAGAGCCACCAGTCTCTTCATCAATTGCATTAATACTTAAAGAATCACCAGAAGTATGTGGGCTTATAACTGTTCCAGCCCTATCCCATAGATTTTCTACTAAAACTGCAGCTTCAACATATGCAGTTGTTGCTACCTTAGTAGAATTATCTCCAGGAGCCTGAGTAGTTGCTGTGGTTCCATCAGGTAAAGCAGTAATTGTTACAATATCCTTAGATGCATTTGCACCGATTAAAGAAGATGCGGTTAAATTTGTAGCTCTTAGCGTTCCATTTATAATTACATTAGGAACTGAAAAATCACCTTCAATTAACGGCGTTGCTGTATCAGAATTAGAAATATAAAGTTTATTAGACGCGGCTAAATTCTTACCAGCATTATAACCAATGAGTACATTCCCGGTATGATTTGTTAATGAACCACCAGCATAATGACCTAAGATTGTATTGGTAGTTCCTGTAGTTAAGGCAAACCCTCCGTGACTGCCAACAATAGTATTTGATGTGGATGCTAATGCAGTAGTCGCAACATTATTTCCAATTAGCACATTATCATCACCACCGATTATCTCTTTTCCAACGGCACTCCCGATAAACACATTATTTAAAGCGGTACCCAAATCTTCTCCCGCAAGATACCCAATAAGAACAAGTGAGTTAGAATTAGCAGTATATCCAGCATTATATCCAATATAAACACTGTTAGATGCGGTAGAAGTTCCATAACCGGCATTTAGACCGACACAAACATTATTAGTAGAGGTAGTAAAAGAAAATCCAGTATTAGCACCCACCAATGTATTACCAACAGAAGTAGTAGCTGTAGCAGCAGCACCCCATCCCAGGATAACGTTATTATTACCACTTGTTAACGCGGATCCCACATTACAGCCAATTAGAATATTACAACTGCCGGTAACTAAAGCCATCGCTGCCTGATAACCAATAAAAACCTGAGAATTATCATTGTTAACTCTACCCGCCTTATAACCTATGCAGATATTGTTTGTACCAGTTGTGGTTTGTAATCCTGCTGAAGCGCCTATGAAAACATTATAGCCGCCAGTTGTTGTGTTTTTCCCTGAAGAATTACCCATAAACACATTATTAGATGCGCTAGTGAGAGAGGAACCAGAAGTATATCCCATGCACAAATTAAATTGTGCATCAACACCACCTTTACCAGCTTGATAACCAACATAAACATTTTGAGAACCTGTGGTAGTAGAACTTCCGGCGTCGGTTCCTATAAAGATGTTTTCAGAACCAGTTGTTAAAGAACCATCAGTATTAAAACCTATACAAGCATTATTCGTTCCAGGTGCTGAAATAAAATCAAGAGAATTAATCTGATAAGCCTGACCTGTAAGAATATTAACATTACGAGCATTAATAGGAGTTAATCTGGTGCCATCATCACCCCAAAGCGCTATAGCGCCGACTAAAGTCCAATTAATGTTATTCCAGAATATTTCACTCCCGGCAGGAAAACTTTGCCCGGTATTTGTCCTTGTGGGATCATTATCTGTTACATCATTACCAATTCGATAAGTTTCACCAAGATATACAGCACTAAGAAATGGAAAATCTGCTGCAACATTAATTACCGGGAATGGTTGCGGTAAAGACACCCATTGACTATCTGCGCGGAATTGAAATGAATTACTAACACTACTATAAAATATAGTTCCATTAGTAGTAGCAGGAGCCAAAGCCTGGGCATCTAATGCTAAACCAGTTGGATCAATTAAACCTGTTACAGTTAATTTGCCATCAATAGTAGCATTATTATTTACAGTAAGTTCACCATCTAACTCTAAAGAATCACCAGCATTATGAGTGGTAATATTTCCTGTTACCGCATCTCTATCAAAAATATCTTCTGCTAAATCTTTAAAAGCATGATTGGTAATTATACAGCGTAATTTTGTATAATCTCCAAGAATATTTCCTTCTCGTTCTATTATATCAATTATTTTTATCTGGCTAGGAGATACACCCAAAGTAGCAACATCTACTTGGGTTCGCGATACACCTACAGCAGCATTACCAGCTTCAACAGCAAGGTTTGCTTCCTTGCCAATATCAGCAGCAGTAATGTTACCATTAGCTTGTATTTCAAACTCCATAAATGGATCATCATAAACATAAACGTTTACTACATCTCCGCCCTGCCGATAAATAATATCTTCGTTAGGATAAATATTTTTAATAGATGAAACAAAACCAACTAACTTTTCACCAGCCGCTGCTTTTGTAATATATGGGATACCATTATCATCAGAACCACCCACTAATTTTACCGCATCACCACACCATAGGTCGGTCATGTCTGTGGAATTTACTGTATATTTATTTACTTTTCCCGTAAAATTAGTAGCAATTAAAGTATCTAATGCTTTACCACCACACGGACTATAATTATTTGTCATTTCTTTACACCCCTAATTATTGTAAACACTAAAAAATCTAACTGAAAAATCTGAATTATCTGGAGCTGCGCTATCATACGAGCCACCAACTCTTAACAAACCTATTGCAGCACTTCTAACCCCCACTGCCGTATTAGTTAATCCTATTTGGACTCCATCAATATGCAAAGTAGTAGCACCCGTAGTTAAATCATATTTAAAAATAATTTCATATTGGGTGTCTGCTACCGGTGACCAAATATCAAAATTAGCCCCACTAATTAATGCATCTGCTTGATCATACATATCAACTTTCATTTGACCCGTACCTGTTACATGAGTTAATTGTAATAGATTTGTAATATCACCATCTGCTTCACATATAGAAAAAAGAACTCTATCTGCTGTAGGAGCGCCCGTATAATTAGGAATTAAAGTAAATTTAATCGTGCCAACTTGCTGACTATCAGCATTACCAGCTGCAGCATAATTAACATAACGCGCATCATCATGTGCTAAATCAAGCGTAAAATTAGCAATTGCCGCTCCACCAATAGCGCCACCATTTAATACACCAAGTCCGGAAATACCATTAATAGTATCAAAATAATCTGCTAGAAAAGTTATACCGAAAATGTAGGGAACGATCGGCCATCCTATGCTATAATCATAAGCTTGTACTTCGGGGATAGTTGTAAGCGCGCTTATAACAGCTCTATGCGAATCTTCTATTATATTTGAGTAATAAAATAATTCAGTAATGCTATCTATCACATCCTGTAAATTACCTAATGCTGCCATAGTTACCCGATTGTAATTTACATCATTAATATAATATCCGACAGGTAAAGCACCTAAATTAGTGTAAGTCAAAAACTCAAAATACCAATCAAAAAGTTTTCCCTGATAAGAAAAAAATGTTCCATCAGCAGTAGTAACATAATCATTCTTAATGTCATAACAATGAAGCCTTAATTCTTCAATTTTTAAAGCCTTTTCTTCTGGTAGTCCCATAAATCACCTATAATTTGATTAGTAAATATATTGCTGAAATTGGTTGCGTGATATTAAATGCATCAGATGAACCGGTAGTAGTTGTATTATTGACATATGCATAAGAAGGATCAAATGTGCCGCCAACTGTTCCTTGTGCTCCTCCTGGACCCCAATTTTGCCATGTGAACTGATGATCATGAGCAGCCATTTCAGCTATTGTTTGCACATGAGTGTATTCACCAAAATCCTGACCCAAAACAAAAGTATATGCTGGATCCGCGCTTCCTATACTACATAACACACGACCTAACGTTTTAGTAAGACGCATAGCGCGATTAGCATTAAAATCATCTAAGGCGGATGCTCCATAAGGGTTACCATCATCCATAGGACAATAAGTAACTCCTACATTAGTCCATAATAAAACATATAAATCCTGTGTATCAGCATTTGCTCTTGTTGTAGCTCCTGAAGCAGCATTGCCTATAGAACCATCATTCATTTGCACCCATCCATTTTGAGTACCGTTGTAAGTAGGTTTTACATCACCAGTTGTAAATTCAGAAGCACTTCCGGACTCATTGAAAACATACCAATTAACTCCATCAGTTTTAATATAAGTAAACTGATTTTCAAAATGAATAAAATAACTTGATTTACCATCAATTGTTTCAGTTCCATTTGTAACTAACGTAATGGAATTAACACTGTTATCGGTTTTTTTAAAACCAACAGCAAAACCTCTACCAACTGTAACGCATGCTGGTAAATTAATATTAAAAGTACCACCTGATGCATCACAGTTATAAATTAATCCACTGTCTTCTATACCAACAGTAGTAACTGAAGAAACGGTTTTTAAAGTTCCTCGAATTAAAGAACCTAATATTTTGTTATTAGAACCATCACAATGGATTTGTATATAATCCTGCGGGTCGTACAAAACCTTATTAGCACCACCATCTATCGTTTGAATCCCTGAAGGAATTATCGTTACAGTATTAATTGAACTATCTATTTTTTTAATGCCAATTTTAAAAGTATCTCCAGCAGTTACAGCAGCAAGTAAATTGATAATTACATTTCCAGTACTTGCATCAGCCATTAAGGTTTTGCCGCGGTCTGTTAAAATAACATTATAAGTTCCAGAAACACTTTTAGCTGTAGTAGTTGTTGAATTTAAATCAGCAATACTTGCAGTAAGTCCTGTAAAATCATATGAATCATATTCATTAATATCATCTATGGTACAAATTACGTTACCAGCTGAATCCTTAAGTATTAGCTTATATGAACCACGAATAAATATTGCACCACCAGGAGCACGACCATCAGTTGTTAGAATAATAGGATTAGTGTGCGGTGTAGTTTCAGCCTGGTCTTGCCAGGTATCTTTATAAACAGCGGTTCCTGCAGCATACCAATCTATTGTACCTCCACTTAATGGATTACCAGCTGAATCAAAAAATTGTGGTACTTGAAATAATGTTGCCATATCTTACCTCGAAATTCTCGCAGCCTCGGAACCAACACGACCAGTGGCTGGGATTAAAATTAAATTCATAACTTTCTGTATAATGGGGGAATATTCTTCAGAAGTTGCTTTCATACCAAGTTTTGTCAGCTTCATCATTAAAGACCTTCCTGCATCTGAAGTTGCTACTTTAGCAAACGCGCCAAAACTCATTAAAACAGGAACTATCCATGTTGAATAACTAGGATATTTCATTATTCCAAATGCAGCTCCCCCTAAAGCTCCCATTTTTAATACTGTTTTTTTATGCCAGAACTCTTTAGAAATATTTTCACCAGATCTATAACCTTTAGCCATTTTAGCTTCCAGCGCTTCTGGACTAATATTGTTTACTACATTAAGTAAATGACGATATCCATTTAATACAGACAAAGTTTTTTTATCGAAAATAACATCATTTGTTTGAGCAAGTCCTGCCGCCTTACTACCTTCAGTACCCAATATAGAATTAATAAACTTCATTGGATTAATACCAGCACCCTCAACTTTTGAGCGCTCCCATGCTTCGGTTAAAACTGCAGCTTGTGCTGCTAATTTAGATGCGCCTTTATCTCCTTCCGGCATTTGATGTAATAATAAACTCACACCATTTCTATTACCTGGCTTTAAAAAATGGCTTATAAAATTATCAGAATCAGCTAAATCATGTCGATAATGCCTTAAAATTCCCTCATTAAATGGAGCTACGCGATTACGATATACAGTTGCCTGCTTATCAAAAATATCTAATGCCTCAGGATTACCTATATCTGATAATCCTTTACGAAGATCAGAGTTTAAAGCTCCATATAAACGTTTGTAACCACCATCTAAATCACCTATAGAACCAATTCGTCTTCCAATTGCAGTTAAATTAGCACGCATATCACCATATGACATGTTATCGCCTCTTAGAATGTTTTGCGCAACTTGGAGCACCTCGGCTTGTGTTGGGTCAACAGAAGCATTACCAAGAGCCTCCTGAATATCACCCATAACTGGAGCTAGGGTTTTGTAAATCTTAGGATCAAGATTCGGAGTACCTTTTTTACTTAGAATGTTATTTAAAATAGCGCTTAATTGTTCTGGATCAGTAATGCCGTTTTGGGTTAATCTTGCCCCGATGGGGTCTTCTTTACTAAGTAAACTTTGACTAATTGCTAAAAGAGGCTTCCTCCTTAAAGAAGAAAATAAAGAACTTTCATCATTTAGTAATTTAGAAGCCTCATTCTTAGCCGATGTAATATCCAGAACTGTATCTTTAGGAACAAGATTATCTAAAGAACTATTTAATTTAGCAACTGAGCTCCTACCCTCCTGTAGTGAATCAGCTAATTTCCCTGTTAAAAATCTACCAAAAGTATTTTTAACATGAACTTCATTATTAATAATATTATCCTGCAATTCCTTAACATTCTTAATTCTATTTTCGAAATCAGTTATTTTAGATGGTGCTGCCGATGGATCAGTTTTGAGCTTCTCTAAAGATTTAGTAAGGAATGATTCCTTATCTATTAAATTAGCTAACATTACTTTTTTAGCTGGCTGCTGTATTGAACTCATTAATGAACCAGCTTTATCCTGTAACATTGCTGCTCTTTTTTGCAGCATAGTTTTAAAAAAACCAAAAGACATATAAGAAGCAAGCTTTTCAACACCGGGTATAGTTGGTAAAGAAATATTGTGTTTTTCACAAAGAGCTAAAATATCGCGTGCTTGTGCAGAAGCAAATTTACCCATAAATTTTATAGACGGGGGTACAGCAAGTGCGAACAATCCACCACCAATACCTTGTGCTAAATAATGATTGTTTTCATCATCATATTGAGTTTCACCAATAAAAGCTCCTTTACCAAAAGCCTTTACAAGACCAAAAGCTTTAGAAAGACGTTTAGAATTTAAAATAGATTTAGCAGCACCTTCGCCAATAGATTTTTGAATAACACCATCAATTGCAGTCATAGCAGCGCCTGCTTTTGAGGCTATTTGAGGCGCAATAGCAGCTATTTCTTCTGCTGTTTTAGCTGCAGTAGCGCCACCGGCTGCGACGATACCTGTCCCCACTATCTCTTCAGGTAGCGCTGCTAATACAGCGCTTAATGCAAGACTACTAGCAATTAAGCCGCCTGCAAAATGCCCAATTGAAGCTATTACAGGATGCGCATGCATAGCATTCTGTAAGAGAGATTCTCTAGCCCTAGTTCTATTATACCAATCAGTAAAATTATCACTGGCGCCTGCTTTAACTAAGTGTAACTTTTCAAGTCCCCATGCCCCCTTTTGAGCAACAGCAGCGCCAGTATCTTCTGCGCCTAAAACACCAGAAAGAAATAAAGAACCCATCATTCCCATCTTATCACTTTTATCATAACCATAAGGCTCCTTATCCACATCTATTTCATTTGGCACAGGATTGGCTGTTTGCATCATTCTATCATTAGCTATTTTATAAGCAGATAATCTCTGTTTAAAATCAGACACCGTATTTTCTGCAGGCATTGTTGGTTCTTGAGTAGAATCTTGTGGTGTAAATTGCGGATTCGCTGTTTCCTGATTCTTGTTTTGCAAGAATTTCTGTCGTTCTTTATCAGCTATTTCATCTAATTGTGAAATAGAAGTTGAAGCACCATATGGACGCAGCAATTTATTTTCTGTAATCTCTGGAGTAGCTGTGATATCAGTATCAGGTATAGATTTCATAGAACCAAGTTCTGCCATTAATCATATCCCCCAAGAATAGAAGTTAAAGTGTTACTACCAGAAAATGAATTTTTAAGCCATGGAGAAATAACTCCTGTAGAAACAGCATTTTGAGTTGCTGCAGTAGTGTTATTCTGCTGTGCTTGTCCACCAGGAGCACGCTGTGCATTAACCTGCGCTGCATTGTTCATCATGCCTTGTATATCGCGTTTAATGCGTAATGAATGAGGCGCCGCTTCAGGGTTCTGAGAAAACCATTGGCTCCAGTTAGCAAGTCCACGCGGGTCAATATGACCATTTTTATCCATATACGGATTGCTTTGTACAAACTTGTTCCAAGACCCCTCTAGTTCCCGCTTATTTATTATTCCATAATTATCAGCCATAAAATTAATAAATTTCTGTTTTTCTAATTCTGAAACCATCATTGCATGTACAACTTGAGTTGCATAACGGAGTGATCCTAAAGTATTTTTAGTAGGGTCTGGCTTTAAAGTTTGAACATACTTCAATGCGCTAGCAAAAGAACGTAATGCACTTGCCGGCATTTGGGACATAGTAGCAGCTATAAAGTGACTTGAATCAAAAATAGCTTTCTGATTTTCAGTAGACCAACTCTTATAAACATCACCAACTACCGCACCAAATTGGTCTGGATGTTGATTTATAATTCTAAGTAAATCTTCAGCCATCGGCATGCTTGAAACAGCTGTCTTTGCTTCATTAGGAATTTCTTCATTAACGTATTTTTCATCATATTTATTTTGTTCTATTTGCTTTGCTGTATATACAGGATCATCTTTGGCGCCCTTAGCATCAAGCGCAGCTCTGCCCAATAAATATTTTTCATGCATTGCTACTTGAAATTTCTTAATATTTATATTATCAGGAGTATGCGCATATAAAGCAGCAGCGTATGGTTTAGCATCCTCCCATCGCTGGGGCAATCCAGACATATCATAGTTAAGTTTTTTACCTTTAGATAATATGTTTTGGTATTGTTTAGCAGCAACTTCATCTGGAAGAGGCGCTGGCGCATTTTCATCATCAGTACCACCCATTCCTTTTAAAGTTTCTTGATACAATTCTGCAATTTTACTATTAATATAACTTTCTTTGCTTTGTTCTAAACCCATAGCGCCTACCTGCGCTTTCTGCTCATTCAATATATTAGTTAAATGTTCGCCAGTTAAATGCGCCCTAATATCAGCAGGAGCAGCTTTTACTAATAATTGTTTTAACTGCAAATCAGCAGAACGCTGTTGCTCTTCTTGTTTAAGTTGTGTAGGCAAATACTGAGCACGTGCTTGTTCTTCACCGACTTTAGCTTCCTGTAATTCCCGCTCAGCTTTTAATTGTTTAGGCAGGTTCTCGGTTATTGCTGTTTGCTGGCGTAACTTTTGTACGTCGCCATATGTCCCAAGCGCTCCACTTATCGCTCTTTCTAATGGCGATGTCTTCGGTGCTGCTTGTAAAAAACCTAAATAATTTGGAGTATATCCCATAATTCACCTATTGTTGTGCATAACTATAATTACCAAATTGTCCTTGCCTGGACTGCATTATTTGCTGTAACAAACGTTCAAAAACACTCATGTTTTGTCCTGACCCAACTTGACCATCTTGAGAAAATAAATTAGCAAATGGATTTGCCATCTGCACTTGCTGTCCAATACCGCCTGACATTAAATTTCCAGCACCACCGCCACCAAAACCACTAAGAGCACCTAAAGAACCCATGCCGCCACCTGTAGCTATACTACCTACACCGCCTATTATACTTCCAATACTTCCCCACATAGATTGTTTAGCCTGCTCTTTTTGTACTTGCTCTGCCATTTCTGCCTCAGCCCTTGCTTTAGCAGCCATTTCCTGAGCATTTACATCCATACCAGCATATCCCAATCCTAAACCAGCTAAACTTTGACCTCCTCCATAAGACATTTGTGCCTGACTCATTGCAGAGGTTTGTCCAGCACCAGCTAAATTAGATAATCTATTTTGATAATTAGTTAAATATTGATTCCATCCTTGTTCTGCCATACCCTGACCAGTTTGCTGTAAAGCTTTTTGCTCTGCACCAGAACCAGTTAATCCAGCACCAGCTGCACCAGTACGTGTTGCCTGCAAACCTTGATTTAAAGCGTATTGGTAGCCAGGACCTGAAACAAATTTCTGATATACATCCTGCTGACCTTTCGCACCTTGAGGACCTATCCCAAGACTATTCATTAAAGCAGTTAAAGATGTTTTTCCAGCTTCCATATAAGGCTGGTTATAACCATAAGCCTGTTGAATACCTTGTAAAATGTCACCTCGTCCCTGACCATACATTTGCCCTATATAATCCTGGACGTTTTGCAACATTTTGCTATATTCATCTTCAGCCTGGCTGAAATCTATATCACTACCACCACCAAAAATATCACTAAATGACATATCTTTACCCTTTATAATATTTAATAATTAATCCTTCCTGGACAATGTCGTTATCTGCAACAGCCGTTCCAGTAAATGAAATATTAAATCCTGTTGTAAAATCTTCAGCAGAAACTAAATAAGCAACGCTATTAGTTAATAAAGCATTACTTGATGAAACTTCTACAATACATTTTTGCGCATTAGCTGCTGTCCTTATAATAGTTGCATGGATCTTCCATGAACCATTATTCATAGCTAATGCCGTAGTATCATAAATAGTTGTAGTACCTATATTTAATCTAATGCGCTTATTATTTGCATTAGCAGCTAACGTACCAAACCCTAAAATTTCTATATAATTATTATTTTCATTTAAAGTGTTAGCTATTAAATTAAAGATAAGTAAATCTGTTTCAGCTGCACCTACATTACCAACAGTCGTTGTATTTGTGCCAATTGTTCCACCAGTCGTCGCAACAAGCGCAGATCCGGTCAATAAAGTAATCTCAGTGTTTGAAATTGAACTATTAACAATAGCAACATTATTGATATTAGAATCAGATATAGAAACTTGAGCTAATTCTCCCGAGGTAATATTAACATTATTGGCATTTTGAAAAGCCATTGTTCCCAAATTTCCTGTTGATGCTTTAGAATTAAGCTGCGCTTGCACACTTTCATCAAGTCGTACTCCTTCTAACATATTTAACTCAGGAACACTTACTGTAAGCCCTGTTAAATCAGTATCTGATGCTACATAACCACCACTACGCTCCCAAATTTCAAGTAGAAATTTATACATAGAATCTTTGTCATCTAACATATGTGGAGTAGGCGGATTTAATGTTAAACCTGTCATTGCGAAGTATCCTCCAGCTCAATAATAGCACCGAGTAATACTCTATATACCGGGTCTGAAATTCTTATTTTATATACTCCACTTCTAGAGTAATTTAATTTATTCCACCGCACTCTGCGTCTATATTCACCCTTCTTTCCTAAAGAACGCCAAAGCTCTTTGCTCCACGTGAAACCTCCATCTTTAGAATATTGCAGCATCGCTTGCGGATCGCTTCCCTGTCCAACAGTAAGACCAGGTGCATTTTCAAAATCTATAGTTAAACTGTAAACAGAAATAATTGACGAATTCTCTGTTTTTATAGGTTTGCTTATCGCTTCACAAATTATTGACTCATCACCATCTTTATAATAATTTTTAGATAATTTATAAATATTGCCACTTCTGCAATCACCAATTAAATGCATACCATCATGGTATGTATGACAATTAGCTAAATATCTGCCTTCTTTATATTCATGTGTATTTAAATTTTCAGGTTTGTATCTAGTAGTGCGCTGATACCATCTTTTTAATGAGATATCATATACCCACGTTACATCTTCCTGTGGAATAGTTAGAAAATAAAAAGTTCGTCCTTCCCATTCAATAATAAATGCAAAAGCTTCTTCTAATCCTGAATATTCTTCTAATTTACCATTTAAAGCATAATCAGAAATTACTATTGGTTGGTAATTCTGCATCATCAAAACTATCTTCCCACCGTTTTGACTTCTGCCTAACCAAAATAATTTATTACCTTCACCAACGGCTAACGTATAAGGAGCAAGACATCCATAATTAATTAAAATATTAGGTCGACGTTGAAAAGGAAACTGAGGATTTGCCGTATTATACCAAAACTCTATTGTCGTTCGGCATAAGAAAATTATTTCCTGAGAAACAACAGCTCCAACAACTAAATTATCAGGAAAAGTATTAGCACCTGCGTAATCTAAAGCATTAATAGCACTAAAATCTTCAATACTTGTTATATAAAATATTTTGCTATAGCGCTTTGGATAAATACCATAAGGACTGTAATAAATAGGCACAAATGGTGCATAAAAAGCACTATCAGTCGATACGTCAAAAGTCCAATAATCGTTAGTAGCATGCCCTGTTAAATGCTGAAACGTTACAGTTACGCCATTATTTAATAATTGAGCAGCTCCAGTTATAGAAATATCTTCAGCAAGCCAGGTATCTCCATTATCATCACTCCACTTAAAAGTATCATTCTCACCAGCAGGTATAGCATTAAATGACCAATAATCATCAACAGTATGTCCTGTTGTTGCTGCAAAAGTTATCGTAATACCTTCTTCTAATTCTTGAGCATCTACAGTAATATCTACAGTACTTTGCTGCCATGTACCACCGTCATCATCACTCCACTTGAAAGTATCTGGTGTGCCAGTACCATCTATTTGAACTCTAAAAGTTTTATTACGTAACCCGGTATAAGTACCACCCGCAGTCATATCATTTAATCCGGTACCATGGAATGTTACAATCCCAATACTTGATTCACTCTGACCATCAATTTCGATTTTATAAGTTTTGTCATTACTTCCTATATAAGTACCATCTGCTGCTAGATCATTTATACCAGAACCTACAAAAGTTACAGTGCCAATAAATGAGGTCGCGTTTTCTATTACAAAAAAATCACCAGCCTTTCTTGAAATGGTATCAACTAATTGATAAACATAGCCATTATATGCATCAGATATAAAAACCTGATTATCATTAGCCATAAACAAAACTCTACCCTGAGAAGTATTTAATGTCCCTTTTTTAATGTAGCCACCACTGGATGAATAAATTCTAAATTCATCATCAACTACAGCATATAAAACATTATTTAAGCTGTACAAACCTCTTACCGATTTATTAGAACTTCCATCTGCAATTAATTCCGAACCTGGAAACGGTAACATTGGCATCTTGAACTTTCCTTCCTCATCAACCATACCATACCAGTTTTTACATACCTGAGAATCTATTTCACGGGCTTTATAATCAGAAGATTTAACCGAAAACTCTAAAGGGATTCTTTGCATCTAACCCCTCCTTGTTGTGTCATAGCTAGGCTGTAAATAAATAGAACCTAACTCGTTATCATTGCATAATGCTAGTTTTAAGCAACTCGCAGCCTGAAGTTTTAATTCATCAAAATTCTTGCCTTGAGCCTTACCATAAGTAGGTGCAAGACGTACTGCTAAATTCATTACAATTGTTTCTTCCCATTCTTGAGGAAAATCAAAATTATTAGCTATTGAGTCTATATCTTGTATTTTTCGCGCAACAACAAATTTGATATAATCATTAATACCATTTGGAACCGGCAATAAAGATATTTTGTAATGATCTAACTGCCGATCGTAACTCCACATTGTGGGAGTGGCTTTTGATTCTTTAGATGGTTGTTCAAAATACTCTTCATATGAAAGCATGCCTATATGAATATCTGTGTTGCCTAAAATTGAATGCCGAACCGCTGAATAAACCTGAAATGGTAAAGATAATTTATTAGTATATCCAAATACGGTTTGACCCGATGCTGCAGCATAAGTTGTCACTGCTGTGAGTTGTACTGTAGTTGCATCAGGAATACCACTTACAGTTGTCCAATGTAAATAATTATTGTCCTGTTGAATTCCAATATAATCGTTAACTGTAAAAACCGAACTATCAGGTACAGTTATAGCGGCAGAACCTAAAGGTGCTGCTGCATCTAAAGTAGTACTTATAATTGTATCAGCAGTAAAGTGATCTGTTGTCGTAGTAGATATGATATATTCGCGCTGACTATTTTGAACAAATAAAGTGGCAAGTTGTTTAACCCATAAATGATTGGCAAAACTTTGCCAACTCTTAATCATCATGTTTAGAAATTTTAATCCAAGATTGGCATCATAATCCGCTAAGTAATCACCTTCGTTTAAAACATTAATTTTGATAAAAGCCCATTTTACACATTCAGCAGCGTTAATTGTAAAATCTATGCTATTTGATGTTGCCATAATTAATCCACAAATATAATTGGAGGTCGCGGTCTTACAACCGGTAGCTTCATTGGTTTACGAAGAGGTTTTATGAATTCTTGAGGATGTTGCGGATCGTAGCATTTTTTGCAGACAAATAGCGTTTTATGACCAAATCTACGCTCAAATAAACATTGACTAGCCTTAAACTTAAATCCGCATTTGTCACACCAAACGTTCCAATCGCCTTTCTTATAATGATTAGCAGGCATATTATCCCCTTTTTTAAAGTTATGGGGTAATATAACCCCTTTCAATTATGTATAACTCTATATAGCCATCTTTAGTAGAAGCGGCTAAACCAGTAGTTGAAATCAAAATATCACCAGTTTTACCAGCTCCTGAATTATTTACAATTCCACCTACATCACGATAATTTTCATATGCCGGATGATCTTTAGCTAAAGATATTAAAGGAACATTAGCTGTGGCATCCCAAAACAACTCAGCAGAAAAACCATTAAGTGTATATTTAATTTCTACCAACTTATTATCAGTACAGGCAGTAAAATAAGCAGATGCATCAAATAAAACTTCATTTGCTAATTCACCAGTAACGCCATCACCTTTAATATTTACTTTAATAACTGTATTACGCCTACCATCTGTAATCTTCTGTGTTGTTAAAGCATGTGCCATAAATTAATCTCTCCAAAAGGGCGTAACCAACAGTCACGCCCTTCATTTAATATATTAAGCAGCTGCTATATTAGCACCGGCTGCAACACGTCTTAACTTAATAGCTAAAGTTATGGTTCCTGCACCCGTACAATCAGCAACTGTAGCTCTGGCAATAATTTTCTTGCCAGTCTCAAGAACCGTTCCTGTTATTGCCGTTACAGAACCTGATGCTATATTCTCGGTTTTATTAGCACCAAGATTAGCAACAGTTTCAGCAAAGAAGACTGTTACACCTTTAGCATTATCAGTTTCTAACTGGAAGTTAGTACCACCGGCTAGTCCGGTAGCATCAGTATTCATGTAAATATCTTCGATCATGAGCTGACCATCAGTAGACACCGCGGTAACATCAACTCCAGCTTGAAGAATGGCACTTGAAGTCAATACCTTATATACCATGACAACAGTTCCAACAGCACCTAAAACAGAACCGGAACCATAAGATAAAGTAGTACCATCAGAGCCAATGGCATCAACTAAAGATTTAGAATCTGCTAATTCAGTACCTAAAGCTGTACCACCAGATGCTATGAAAGCAGCTAAAGAATCAGCAGCCGGAGCGGCTGGTAAAGCAGCACCTGAAATAGTGTCGGTATCATCATAAATAGCTCGTGCTACTTCAGCTAAAGAAACATCGTTGGCTGGAGCAGCAGCAGCAGGATAAGTAGTAAATCCATCACCGCCTAATAAATCAAATAATGATCTATCTGCCAACTCAGTATCAGTACCTATTTTACCTTGTAAACTATCTGTGGTAATAGCATCGATATCTAAACCATTAAACATAAATGATTCATGCAATACTAAAAATTTATCTGCTTCTTCAACGTTTGCACCAAAAGCAGCAGTCGTAAATGTTCCAGTTGTTGAATCATAATCTGTAATTTGACGAACTTGATCTTCTGGAGCAACACCAGCTGCATTAGCATTTAAAATGATTTGCATATAATATTTATTATTAAAACTATCATCTACATATCCCGCTAAACCAGCACATACAACAGTAGTAGTTGACCCAGTCATACCAGTGTCGCATGTTCCAGCAAAAACTAATCCACCCATATCTGGAATTAAACTGCTTGAAATATATTTTAATATTTCTAATGCTGAACCATTTAAATTAGCTGTAATAGCAGTTGAATCAAATCCCGAGCGTATAATATCGTCAAGGCAGGAGTTAGCCGCATCTGGAATGCCAATCATGGCTTCCAAACTTTGGAAGTTAGTTCTTGCCGATGGGTCGCCGACATTAGCATCTATAGCATCTATTTTGGCTTCAATACTTGAGCCGCTGGATGTTCCAATTGGATCACCACCATAACCATCAGCATTATATCCTAAACAATTATTATCCCAGTTAATTTTACCCACTGAAGTAGTATAAGTAGTACCACTAGCAACCCTGATATCTAGATTCTTAGCCATACCAGTAGTATTAGCATGGTTAGTAAATCCAGGTATTGGTCCAACATTTAAATTGTTTAGTACAACATTTTCTAATGATAAAACAGTAGTAGCAGCACCAGAGTTGTCGATATTTCCATCAGAAAAATCGCCAACTATATGGATATCTTTTAAAGTTATATAAGAAGCGCCTGATATTCCAATACTATAAACTTTTTGTGTACCGGCAGTACTATCAAAGAATTTATATCCAAGAATTTTAGTTCTTACTGCAGTATTTTCAATCAAAACGGCACGCAAAATAGCCTTAGACGCAGCCCCATAAACTTCAACATTGGCAAGAATACAATCAGTTCCTGAAATAGTAATTGCTGTATGAATTGCATCTAAAGTAGTAACTAGTTTTGGATTAATTAATGTAACACTATTTGCAGTAATAAGCGTTGATGCAGTGGTAAGCGTTCCATAAGAAAGCTTAGCTCTAGAATCACCTTCACCCATAAAAACAATAATTATTCCATCAACATCAATTGTTAATGTTCCTGCAGCAACGATACTTTCAGTATGATTTGCCGCAACCATTATAATGTCACCCTGATCAGCCGTACACCTGCCTACTGCATAGTCAATACTTGCAAAAGGTTTTTCAAAAGTTCCTTTACCACCGTTTGCTGCTGTTTGATTTGAAGAATCAACCCAAAAAACGTTGCCATTTTTATTTTGAGTTAGAATTAAAGGAATATCATTAATAGTTATTCCATTTCTAAATCTTGAAAAATTTGTAATTGGCATTTTTATTACCTCTATTAATTTAAAAAAAGGGGTATTACTACCCCTTTACCATTAAGCACCAGGGCTACCAAACCATCCTCGCCAGTCAGAACATCCTGCAGAATATCGTTCAGCACAGCCAACTATTAGATTTTTAGTAGACATATCGTTATCAACACTAAAGGTTAATGGACGACGTTCGAAATATTTTGTGCTATTAGGACAGTTGGTTTTTACAAACCACGCTTTAGGATTTGTTAAGAAATGATTTTTCACAACTCCAGCAGGGAATCTATCCATTACATACATAGCATTAATATCTCTATCTGCTGTTCCAGGACGCTGTGGATTTCTTAAAATCCTACTTGCATCAAACTGTAAAGTATGAGGTATAAGCAACATATTTTCTAATAAGCCTATTTTTTTGCCCCTATTATCACGACAGTCTTCAACTTGATTTAAGCACTCTTCTAAAGAAGACTCACTTAAATCTTGTGCGACAGGTAATATATTGCTCTGATTGCCATATTCTGTTGGATGTGTTGCACTTAACATTGCAACTCCATCACCACCAGCATGAGCACCAGCAGTAAAAGCAAAATTAAATATATTAGCTAAAATATGGTTTTTACCTTGCTTCATAGAAAAAGCTAAACCTGCAGTACGAAAATCAGCAACTTTCAGATATAAGTTATCTTCAATTTCTATTTCTGTGACAATGAAACTTAGACCATATTCAACGTGTGTATACCTAACGCCATATGATTGTTTTATATCATCAGCTTCTAACGAACCACCTTGAGTCTTAACCTTAGGTAAGCCCATGGTTGTAACCATTTGTTCCTCTTCATATCCCATATGAGAAACGTTCATTTCGAACAGCGGACGCCACTCATCAGGATATTGTACGTATTTTAACCCAAAGTCATCATGCAACCCCGGGCGCATAAAACGTGCTAACGAACCAGAATTTATTTCACCAGCCATAAATAATCCCCCTTAAACTCCAACAGTCCCTTTATAGGAATGTTCATTAATAAGACATGTAAATTTTGTATATGTCCCAAACTCAGATGCAACCGTGTTTGATAAACTTACAATACGCAATTGTCCATCAGCACCAGCTAATGTTGCGTGATCTAATTGCATACCGGATAGTCCAGTTATAGTACTACCAGCAGCTACAGTGATATCGGCATTTTGCCCAATATCGCCCGTTGCTCCTACACCTGTAGACTGGATCTCGAATAACCCCATATGGTCATCAAAAACCAAAGCAGTACGTAACGTATTTGCTGTACGATGCAATTGTGTTAAATAATTTGGGTTTACTAAAAATCCCGCAACAAAACCAACTAACAATTCGGTAGCTGCAGCTTGAGTAACCACGGGATGATTTAATCCGTCTTCACCATTGGCTGATTCACCAGTTAATTTAACAAAGTCTCCTACAAATAGAGCAACAGCATCGGTTGCTGGTACAGTATATGGATGGACTTTGCCATTCATCAAACTTGCCGAAAGACTATCAACTAAGCGAGCGCCAAAAACGGTATTTGTATTTGCCATTTTTGATACCTCAATAAATTAATAAATAAAAGGCGCAATCGTCCTAATAAAGGGCGCAATCGTCCTAATAAAGGGCGCAATCGTCCTAATAAAGGGCGCAATCGTCCTTACATAAAAAATTAATTAATATTAATTACTTTTGTTTTTGACCTGTGTCTGATTGAATGGAACTGTTGAAAGACCTGTGTCTGAAGATACTAAAATTTGTCTGTAATTGAATGGAACTGTTGAAAGACCTGTGTCTGAAGGAGCTGAAAATCTATCTACATAGATGATGCTGGTAATAAATTAACATTTATTAATTTACATGTCAATATTATCACTGCGAATCTTTACTTTACCTACCAGGTAGCGCGGATCTGAACCATGCCCCAATTGCTGACCAGAAAAACCTTTTGAGCGCATTTCTCGCTCAATACTTTCCGGCTCTTCAAGCAATGAAAGAGCATCTTCTTCATGTAACTTCATTGGTTGACGCATTAAGAACTGTGCTCCGTCTTGATATCTACCCATCCTTTTTTTAACTTTTTTGCCGTCTTTATCAAGAACATAAGAAAACCCGGCAGTTTCAAATGAAGCTAAGTTACCTTCATAGCCATTTGCCCAATAATAAAAAAAGTTTTTGGTATCTAATCCCAGACCGTCATAATCATAGCCGCGCTGTTTATGTAACGGAATACGCTTTGGTCCTTTTGCTGTTTTTTTTGCTGGTTCTTTACCTATTTCGGTCATAAAATCACCTATTATAAAATATTACCATAATTATCAATTGCCTTAGTTTTGACTAGCTCTTTGATATAAAACTCTCTAGACCTGCGCTTTCCACTTATATTGAGATTTTTAAGCCGTGTATTATAAGTATTAACTGAATAGTCAATGATTTGTTTTATTTGTGGGGGTAAGCTATCAAAAGAAGGTATGTCATCTGCTCTGGCTTTGATACTTCTGACTTTACTTTCTGTTGGAGGTACGTTTGCTGGAACACCCGCATTAAATTTGTCTTGCATATAACGTTCTGTTTTTGCAATACGTTCAGCTAATGTTAAATTAGGATTTTCTCCTGCTAATACTCTTTCATAATCTATAGCAGTCTTAGTTAAAAACTTATTTTCCGTCGAATCCATGTTAAACCATGACTTATTACGTTGCATAAAAGAATCCACAAGCTGTTTTTCTAATGGATCCACAGAATTATCGGCTGTGGGTGTCACATGCTCTGGATTTTCTTTATTTTTAGGCATAGGAGTCACTAAATCTGCTATTGCAGCCTCAATTTTAGCTACTTCGTCTACATCTCCACGCTTAATAGCCTCAATCTTTTTACTTTTTAATATTTCCCGCTGCTCATTCGTTTCTTTTTCATATTTAGTCTTTAAAAAGCCCATTAATTCCGCTTGTCGCTCTTCCATACGCTGAATGTAGTGATTTTGCCTATCAATTCTTTCAAATAAATCTTTTCTATCGAGCCAACTGTGAGCATCGCGCCATTTTGATACATCACCCCTAAATTCATCTTTCGGAACCCACCCATTTTTTATAGCTTGTTTTTCTATTTCCGAATATTCAGCAGCTTTTTGGACAGGCTGGACCTCTGGTTCTTCTTTAATTACAGGAGGTACGTCTGAAGACTTAGTTTCTTCCGCATTATCCTCAATTTGAGTTTTATATTTAGATAAATCTACCGTTTGAGCGCTAGCAGATTTCAAAAAAGATGTTTTAGCTGATTCCAGGTCTGCTTCACTTGGTAAATGGGCTTGATTACTCGTTTCTGTAGGCACATCTTTTATTTTATTAGGCATAAATCCTCATCTTTATCAATATAATCATGAGAAAAACATAAGTGGCAATCATCAGTAAGAATTCTGTAATTTACGTCTTTATACCTTATCCCGAATCCATCAAATTTTTGAAAATATATTATATCGCCGATTTTAGGTCGCCTTAGTACATCAATATCACTAAAAGCAGACTCTCCTAGAGCTAAAATTCTCCCTTCAGTTGCCATATCTTGGTACTTATCTTTTGCACTTTCCGGTAGAGCAATAGACAGTTTAACCTGTTCTTCATATACTCTTTCTTTAATCAATATCCTATTTTCAGCTACCCAAATTTTATATTTTGCCACGCTGTTGTTCCTCAATTATGGGAATAAGTTCATCAAATGATAGTTTTGTAAGTCCGTCTATAAAACGCGCCCTATGAGAATGCGCTCCCAAATTCAAAAGCTTGTTATCAGCATCCAAGTGCATGCTGTAGAGACTCATGATAATATTGGTCTCCTGTTTTAAAAGAAATAATAAATAATTATGAAGAATTTTGGTGATTGGATGATTTTTCCAAACAGCAAACATCTCCCTTAACTCTTCTATATTTTTATTCGTTGCGCTGGCTTGCACTTGTGGCATAAAACCTCTCTATAATTTTCCTGCTTCGACCACTCCTTGTGGACTCACAGCATTTTTATTATCTGAAACACCTTGTAAAGCCGATTCTAATTCCGGGGGTAGTTGGGGAGCTCCTTCACCTCCTCCAGCCTGTTGCATTTGCGGCTCACCACCGCCTTTATTATAACTCTGTCCTCCTCCTTGTTGCAATTGATTTTGGGATATTTCTTGTGCAGTTTGTTGAAAAACATCTCCATAATCAACGCCTAGTGCTGATTGCTGTTTTGCTGTATCTGCAACTGCCGAAGCACTTTTAACATCTTGCGGACTTGTAACTGCTTCAGTTTTAGCCATATCGGATATTGCCTGCACTCTCTGATTAGCAAGCTGCCCTCCTTTATAAGCAGCATCTGCTTGAGCCTGCTTTTCTTTTACCATCAACGATAACGCCTCCAGTTCTGCTTTCATTTGAATTTCAGCTGTCTGCATACTTAGATATTTTGCTTGTGCTTGTTTTAAAATGTCTTCAGCAGAAGGTGGCGGTGGTGGTGGAGGCGGTGAAAAAAGCTTGTCAGGGTCTGACATACCAAGCACATCAAAGTATCGTTTGTAAACTTCTTGCCGATTGATTAATGGATCTTGTGCCAGTTGTAGTAACACCTGCATCTTAGCCAATCGTACCGCATCAGTACCAAGCGCGGGATTTGCCACAGGAATAATGTTGAAATTTTCGTCAGTGTAATCTTCTTCAGTAACAAAACCTGATTCCGTATATACCTCTTTTTTTGGGTATAAACTAAAATATTTCTTATTGATTTTATATAAAATATTAAATTCCGTTCTTAAACTTTCATACAGCCGCTTTAAAATTGAATTGTAAATTTTTGTGCCTTGTTCTACAAGTGCAACAACGGAAGTTGCCGGCATGTTTGCCGCGCTAGGAGTACCCATCAAAATATCATTGATATTAGCTACTTGCTTCCCGAAGTCTATAAGAAAAGTTAGCAGAGACATCAGTGCCTGTGATGGCTCACTAACTGGTAATGGAAATATGGAATCCTGCACTCGCTGCCCATAGGGAACATCTACCTGTTTCCATTCTCCCGGTAAAAATTCCATGTGTCCTTTGGGTAATCTTAAATCTTTACTAATAAACCCAGCTTTCAAATTGGACAAGGTTCCAGCGTCGATGAGATTGTTGGTGATGCTATTCGCAGCACTGCTAATATGTAACAACAATTGACCAAAACCGATACCTAAAAAAGTCCCGTCTGGGGCTGGAATAAATATATGCGCAGCAAAATAATTATCCGGATTTATTTTAACAATTTCTTTTTTGGCATTGTAAACAAAGGAATTTTCGTCAAATCTTGGGGCAATTCTAACTACTTCATTATTTTCCTTGATTACTGTGACAATATACGGTTCTTTGTATCCGTCCTCATCCAAATCTAAATAGCAGTGCTGCTCGTAGACTATGTATTTATTATTGTCGTTTTCTAATTCTGATGGTAAAACCTTTTCATCATCATTGATTGGGTTGATATTTAATCCAAAAGTTATAACATCCGCCTCAGCCTTTTTCTTTAAATCCAATAGCTCAACTTCCCGAAAGAGACCATATCTGGTACGCTCCACGATTTCATTCTTTGTCATCCTTAAAACGTGCGTAATTCGCTCAGCAGATTCAATTGATGAAATATCGTTATTTACGATAATTTCTGTAGGTAAGCATAAGTGCGACGCAGCTCTCCTACCTAAAGCGTCATACGTCCACTTCCTAAAAACCGTACCTACCAGTGGTAGTAGCATCAGCATTCTATCCGTGTCCACGTTCCACGTTGATTGAGCCGTTTGTAGTGACATGTGATCACCAACGCGCTTTGAGCGCGCCTCAAGTTCCGACGTAGGTTTGCCGATAATTTGAGCTTGCACGGCTTTTCCCATTTGAATGATTTCTGGTAAAATCCTCGCATTAAATTGCACACAACCGACTAATATCAAAGGAATTTTTACATTTGAGGAATTAACAAAAGGATAAGTTTTTGTGTCATTAACTTGCTTTGCTATCTTTAAAGCAGCATTGTAAGTATCAAACCATTCTGTTCTCGTTGTATCATCTTCCTTTGTCGACTCTACAACATCTCTACCAATTTTTTCTAATTTGTTCTTGTCTACATATTCACAAAGATTTATTTCTTTTGAATATTTTATTAAAAGTTTTTCATCCGCTTTGTCCATCATCAATACCCCGTAATTTTGTCTGCTTGCGTTTCTCGCAGACGCCTAAACTCATACCCGTAGCTTGCTATCTCTTCGTCGGTTTCATCGTCAAATGATAACTCTTTGTTCACATAGCAGCAAATATATTGAAGACAGTCATGCACATCACTAAAAGGGTGATTTTTATGTGGCTCTTCCTTGTATCTATCTTCACCGATTACTCTCAGCTTTTTGTAAAAATATTTTCCATTAAAACCTTTACGCAACTGTGCACAATTTGCTCTGTCTATGCATATCGCTCCTTGCCCCATAACAAGCCGATTTAGCCACATGCTTACGGAGTTAATCCTCGGATTTTTCGCATTGGTTAAAGCTGGTTTTACAGCATGGCTAAAAAAAGCCCGCAGTTGCTCCGCTCCGTCATACGTATCTGCTGGATCATGCAAGACTATCTCTACCACCATCCCATCACAGTTAGATCTTAACCACGGCATGACGGAATGTTCCGTGAGTTCCGTAATTGTCATAAACTCCCCACAAAATTCTTTGACCACCCGCAAACGCCCATCAGCAAGCTGAGCCACTAAAACAGCCGGAGCCACAGTTCCAAGGTCTGCGGCGATGATAAGCGGACAGTCAACCGCTACTTCCACTACTCCGGAATGAATGTTGTCATTGTAGTTATTATATACTTTTTTCTCGTCACTAAGAGTGCCGTATTCGCCCATCAGATAAACGCGGATGAAATTATCGGATTTACCATACGTCATCTTGACATACTCGTCCTCTCCATTCGGGATATTGACTATATTTTCAGCTTCCGGATTTATGACATATCCATTTTCTATTTTCAAAACTGCAGGCGGTTGGACCAGCATCGTATATTCCGGGGGTCTGTCCATCTCGAAAAGCTTATATATCCAGCTATCCTCGTCCGGAGGATTAGTATCAGCAAAGATTCCGCTCCAGTACATGCGCTTTTGCGCTTGTATCTCCTCACTAAAGTCTATCTTGCGTGGGTAGCGGGGAAGACGTCCACCTGAAAAGAAATCCAAGACCAGTCTATGGAGCTCACTTAGCTCATTTAGAAAAACACCAGTTACTTCAAGGGATTTTAGATGTTTGCTGACATCCACGACAGTATCAAGGGCTATCGGCAAGAGCTCCATTTCTACTACGCCCGCACCATCATTAAAAACATGATGAATGGAGTACGAGGGAGTCTGTCTAACAGTTTGTTGTCCTAGATACCGGTACCACTGCTGCCAAGTATGGATCGTAGTTTTGATTAAGTCGCCGTAAGTGTTCCGGATGACCGCCCACCGTGAGCGGCGGACACCATCCCGGCACGGGGGCATAGCACAAGCCCGCAAGATTATCTCTGCGCACATAGCTGTAGTCTTGCCTGAGCCTACATGACCGCGTATCACACGCACCCGGTCATCACAAGCATGGAAAATCGCAGACGTGGTTGTTGGTACATATTTTGCGCAAGATTCTTGGTGATATCGATTTAGCACTTCTACGGTGTGTAGTTTTTGGTCAACGATGACATGACGCGCATTTAGATCAGCTGCCCCTTGCAGTTTTACACCATAAACTTCATCTTTTAGCTGAGCGACATCTAACATCTGTTCTTAGTGTTCTGTACGCTTTTCTTTACGCTTTTCTTTCTTATATGTAAAAAACTCATCCGGGCGGTGAGGATTAGGCGCTATAAAGGCTCCATTGATACGCACCACGGCTAAAATCGCATAATATTCGTCGGCAGGTGTGCTGCTCATCGATGCTTGTCTGGCGAGACATTCTCTTATCAGGCGTAAAAAGCCCTCGGCTATGCCATAAGCGTCCGTCTCTTGGTCGTCCTTGATCCCCATATCTACCACATCATTCCCAAAGGTAAGAGTTATATGATATAGATGACACGTCGTCAGAGTGTTAGGATAGTGCTTTAGCTCGGCTTTTGATAAAGCTGACCAGGGGTAAAAAATGTGCGACCTAAAAACTTTCAGATCCAACCCAATCCCGTAGATTGCGACTGATATTCTTTTTGAAATTAGGTCTTGACCTGTAAGCTCCGTCATTTACCGCCCCCGCTTTGACTTTGGCTTTTTCTTTGTGGGCAGACGACTTTCTTTTGTTTTTGCGAAGTCATGTAGCTGAGCCTTGGTCATTTTTGTTACTTTCTTGTTACGCTTGTAAAGCTTGCTTGGGGCATGCTCTGCTATCGCCATGAGGCGGCGCTGCTTTTTACTTTTTGCTGGCATAGTGTCTCCTCGGTTTACTGTTTTGTAAGCGATTTTTTAACGCTGGCGATTTCTTTCTGTAAAGTACGGATTTCGTGCGCAACGTTACCAAAGGTGTCAGGTGCTAGATAAGCAGCCATGATGCGGTAGAGGTCGGCAAGAAGTTCGTTTAGTTTGACTAAAGATTGACCATTTCGTTTAAGTTTTCCGCTATTGCCGTCTGAGATGTCAGTCTTTTTGATGGTGTCGTAGGCAAGGGCTATCATCCTCCAAGCTCTTTTTTTCCTCGCTGTTGCAAGCAAAGCCCTAACGGCGGAGCTTGAGCGCTCCCACTCCTCAATCTGGATCCAGTCTGCTCCCGCCTCCTCTGCAAGCTTCACCATGCACTCTTCCGGGCGATCGGCGATAAAAAGTGCATAGCGATACAGTATCTCACTGGCTTTTTCGTCGGAAATTTTTACATCTTCGCGTGGAAGTAAGCTTATCGTCATCGTCACAGACCCCCTCCCCGCCTAGTATATCTGTAAGTACATCTTTTTACATGAAAAAATATAAATCACACTTAAATCACACTTAAACCAAATCAAATCAAAATCAAATCACACCACACCACACCACACCACACCAAAAAAACAAAAATATTTAAAAATATTGTATATTTTTACATATTTTTATTGACAATCTCAAATTTCTTTACTATACTATAGACATAATCATAAAAACAAAGATAGCAATAAAATCCTGACCGATACAATTACTATCGATATATGATTATAGACGATTATCGTCATCTCGTCAACCCCGGCTGCCGGGACAGCCAGGAAAAAGAAAAATAAACACCGAAGACGATAATCTTTTTACTTTTACTTTAATTTTTTTTAAGAGAGAGGATAAAATTATGCACACTAAAGAGCAAGAAGAAGAGCAAGAAAAAGCGATAGAAAATTTACTAGATAATGACCTCAAGACCTACGATGATGTAACTAAATTTTTGGAAAAAATAATAATTAAACTGACGGAAGATTTGTCGGAAAATGGGTGAAGTAATCAAATCAAAAAAAGAGAGGATAAAATTATGAAACCTACACAAAGAGATAATGACATCATGACCTACGATGATGTAACCAAGATTTTAGAAAAAATGATAGTTGAATTAAAGATACAAGCTTTACTAGATAAAGAGCAAGAAAAAGAGATACAAGCTTTACTAGATGAAAAAGGCTACAGCGGAGAAGAAATGCTAATGGACGAGATGCATAAAGACTATGTGGCTACATCCTATGCATGGGCAAGAGAGGCGATCATCAGTATAAACTTAAAATTATGGCGGCAGTGGTGCAACGAAGAAGAAAGCATCGGGGCGCAGTTTTCTCGCCTGACCGATGTCACAGACGACATAGCAAAGGGTAGACTTACGATCCAAACAGATTTTTACGGAAGATTTGTCGGAAAATGGGTGAAGTAATCAAATCAAAAAAAGAGAGGATAAAATTATGAAACCTACACAAAGAGATAATGACATCATGACCTACGATGATGTAACCAAGATTTTAGAAAAAATGATAGTTGAATTAATGGCTATAGTAATATTTATGACTACGGCAAAATCTTTCGCCATAGCAAAGGCGATAGGATATGTTAGCTGGGGCGCGGGCTGTGGCGAGTGCGATGGCGCGGGCAATGATAGATTATTTATTTAATTTTATTAAAAAAGAGAGGATAAAATTATGCACACTAAAGAGCAAGAAGAAGAGCAAGAAAAAGCGTTAGAAATTGTTATTTTGCAGCGTGGATTTGTGATGATTGGATTTTTGTCTAAAAAAGAAAATGATTGCACTTTAACTGATGCATATGTGATACGTAGCTGGGGGACGAGTCGGGGTCTAGGCGAGCTGGCTTTAGAAGGCAAGAAAGAAAATACGTTGTTAGACAAAGCTGGTTTAGTAGAACTCAATAACTTTACTATTATCGCGCGTATAAAGTGCGATTACTCCAAATGGAAATCTTTTTATGAAGAGAAGATAGGTCAAACAGAACAAAATATTCCAAGCTATGTTCCAGGATATGGTGATGGCACGGGCTATGGCTATGGCGAGGGCGATGGCAATGGCGAGGGCTCAGGTATTCGACTTTATAATAATAATGCGAGCTCCGCAAGATTGTTACTTTGCAGCGCGGATGTGTGATGAAATGATAGATTATTTATTTAATTTTATTAAAAAAGAGAGGATAACATTATGATTACAAGCATACTGATAGGGGTTTTACTTTTCATTTTAAAAGCCACGAGAGTAAGCATGAACATCGGCTGGTGTGATATGCTACCGCTAGTGATTATCATGCTCTCTGAGTTGCTATTAGACTTCAGAATAATCAAGAGTTTTTGCTGTTACTCCACTGATTTTTATAAAGGCGTGGTTATAACGCTGGCAACAACTGTGATGATAGCTATAGCGATATCTTTGGCAGGGCTTCATGTGAGCTGGTATTCGACTTTATAATAATAATGCGAGCTCCGCAAGATTGTTACTTTGCAGCGCGGATGTGTGATGAAATGATAGATTATTTATTTAATTTTATTAAAAAAGAGAGGATAACATTATGATTACAAGCATACTGATAGGGGTTTTACTTTTTATTTTAAAAGCGGCGGGGATAGCTATACACATCAGCTTGTGGGACTATCTACCGATAACGATTATCTGTCTATGTGAGCTTGTATGGGACTTTCAATTTTACAGAGGGGCAACTGCAAATATCCAGATAGCCAAAATACTTGAAGCTCAGATACTAAACGACGTCAATAAGACAATTCGACTTTATAATAATCAAAAGAGAGGATAAATCATGACTAAAAAAACAACAAAAAATATTATGACAAAAAGCGAGCTACAAACCTACATGAACAAATTGATCGATGAATGTTTAGAAAATTTAAAACCGCTTTCACAACGTGGCGCGATAGAAACCCCGCTAGCTATGGCAGTGGCGTTAGTTCAGATATCTTCTTTTTTTGTTTCTCTTGCGACAGAGGAAAACATAAGCAAGACCAATAAATCCTCCGACGGAGTTAGAACAACCCAAATAATAAGGGAAACACTTCATCAAAGTGAAGATTTAGTTTTAAAAATAAACGCCACCAATGAACTTGTGAACGAAACGGCGCTAGAAATTATTAGTATTTTGTTAGCCCTGAAGGAGAAATTATAATGTATAACGCTTTAATTATAATTAGTTTATTTTTTCTTAAAGAATATGTCTTTATCAGTAAAACCAAACCAAATTAAGAGGTAAAAATTATGGAACCAACTACTATATTTACGGTAATAGAAACTCATCAAAAGCTCAAAGAAATGGAGGATTCTTTAACTAAAATCATCAATTATAAAACAAAAAACCATGAAGGATTTTTCCCGGATTTTAAAAGAATTAATGAGCTGCGATGTATTAGATTCGGGATTAGGTGTGGCATTGAAAAAATTGAAGATTTAATTAATAATGCCCATTCCAAAAAGTTTTCCCAAAAAATAATTAATGACTTATAAATCGGGAGTTTTATCATGATATATGAAATCTCATACGTGAAATACGGAAGCAATGATGATATGAAAAAACTAATGGATGTTAGCAGTTACGATGAGGCTAAAACAATCAAGTCTGTATTAAAAAGGATAAAAAACATTAAGTCTATTACAGTAACAGCCAAACAATCATTATTAATGTTGGAAAAATACAAGTATGATGAAAACGAAGTAGAGCTATTAATAAAAAACATAACGGAGGATGTTGAAAAACTGAAGACGCGAATATAATATATAAAATAAACCCGCTAACATGGTTCAAGCCCAGAGGCGGGTACAGATTGGTCGTGAGTTGTTTTGCATAATAACAATCCTCTCTTTCTTACCCTTCAACTCACGACCATACTTTATCTCACTAAATGTTTGTTATTTCTGACCAATTTTGAGGATTTAAACCATGCATCATATCAGCAGCTATCTGCATCTTATATTCATAAACAGCAACATCATCACCATAATAGAGTGCTTCATTACGTAATGATGTAAAATAAAAATACACTGCCTCTGCCTTGCTCTGCAATTTATACGTATCTTCTGAGCTATAAAAATATTTATGGGTAGCTTTCGTATAACACTCATAACAGAGATGTCGCTCTTGTCCACCAATATTGATTTCTTTACTGCGCGACAATCCGCATTCTTCGCAATTTTTTTCTAGTTTATTATTACTTCTAAGCAGCGGCTTACCACAGTGGGCGCATTTAACATCGTTGTTATAATTCTTATGATTACATGCTTGACAAATATTCATATTTTTTTGAACCTCTCGTTGTCATATTTCCACTCGTAAATATCTTTAAAATGGGTAGGTGAACATATCCAATCAATATTACAGTTACGGAAATTATGACTTGTTCGTCCCGAAAGGAAATCGCTATCGATCGCCTGCAAAAATACTTGCCTAAATATATTAAGATCTGGAAACTCATACCATCTGGCTCTTAGTAATTTTTTCCTTATTTCGGTGCATGTTCTAGCCATCGGCATCTCTCCTTGCTTTTGTTCATTAAATACACAAATATCATTGTAAGCTTTCACTATCTTTTCATACGGTACAATATCTTTTTTCTGAGTATTATTCTTATTACCGCTTTTATTATTATTATATGATTCTCTTATATGATTCTCTTCATCTTTATATATATGACCGGCAGTATCCTGCCGTTCAGATTGGCAGGATACCGCCGGACCACCAGGCAATAGAAACCATTCATTGTAACAAAATTTATACAAGTTAGGTTTACCAAGCCCTTGTATTTCCACAATAATTAGCTTGCAATTCTTGAGTTCTGATAAGTAGCTTCTGACTTGTCTTTCCTTTACCCCCAAATCCTTCGCCAAAGTCTCTTGATGTGGAAAAGCAATCCCTTCTTTACCGGCATATTGAGCCAGTCTTGCAAAACATAACTTTGCTCCCTGACTAATTTCTGTTCTTTCCATTAGCCAATTAGGGATAAAAGACCCAACGAATAATTTGTATGGATTGTAGTATTGATTTTCACACATAGATTTTTCCCATTAAAAATTTATTGATAAGGAGGCTCCGTGTTGACAATATCTCAAATTTCCTCATCATTATCTTGGAAAAAACGATTGCATTTCGGACACCAATAATAACCATTATTATTTAATGTTTTTAACATTTTTGATGCTGGGATATATAGTAGCTTAGGAAAGCCTCCACAATGCTGAAAAGATAATGAGCAACGGGGACAAGTAGGAAATTCTATAGAGTCAATTTCTCTCAAATCTGTCATATTTATTTTTTTATCCTTATTTTCTTCTTATAATCCATGAGTACGTCTTCAATAGTGACTGACAGTGGCGGTTTATAAGATTTCAAAAAACGCATAATTAGATATATAGCATGGGCTGAGGGCGTTCTTACTCCTAGCTCATAGGTGCAATAAGTGCTTTCATTAATATCCAATTGCTTGGCAAAATCCTTTTTAGTTAGACCAATCGATCGTCTGATTTGTTCTAATACAGATAGTTTCAATGCAGGAATTTTTGACATAGATTTACCTCTTAAATATCATTTATTATATCACAGTACTGGAATGTTGTAAACAGGTTGACAAAGATATATTACTATGATAAAATACGCCAATATTTGGAGT